CGGGCCGCGATGAAGATAGCGGACCCGGAGACCGTTGAGAAGCTGCGGAACCTTGCTCTAACCGGCAGGATCAAGTCCTACGACTCCGCCGACGCGACCAAACCGCTGATCGTCGTCGCCACCACCAATCACTGCGGAATCTCAGGGTGCAGACAAGCCCGATGCGCTTGCGGGAAGCTGGTTTGGTTGTCACCCTCCACTCAGGCCATGCTAAAAGAGCGGGACCGCACCCCAACCGCTGAAACCCGTATCGTATGCGGGGAATGTTTCATACTGGAACTGGAAAGCAGACGTGAAGAGAAAAGAACGCACTAGCGAAGAGAAAGCCTTCGATGCTAAGGTGAAATCCGGCATCATGCGGTTAGGGACTAACCCCGTAGCCGCCGATCCAACACCCTTCCCCTATGTCCTAGTTTGGGACAGATTAGGCCGCAAGGGTCAGGCGTGTACGATCCTTCGCCAATCCAAACAGACAGCCCAGGTCAAGTTTCGTGACGGCTTCACCACCGTCATCAATCGTCAGGCCATCCGGCGCGGGTGATGCGTCCGGGTTGCCACCCGGAGGCTCATCATGGATTCACCAGCAGCCAGCGCAGCGAAGGTGCTCAGCAGCAAGGGCAGTAAACTCCACACCCACGGCATGAATATCCGGCGCACCAAAAACGGATACGTTGCCAAGCATGAACTCCGCGACTCCAAGGGCCAGCCGCCAAGCGACGGGCAGAGCGGCGAGGCCGAGTACAACGTAGGCTCACCGAAGGAACTCGCCGCGCACGTTCAGGAACACATGGGGCCGGTCGAAAACTCACAGGAAGAGATGGACACCGCCGCAGGGATGCCGTGACCCGGCATTTCCATTGGCGCAAGCTTCGCGACCCGACTCAGGAACGCGCCGACAATCGCGCATGGAGAACGGAACTCACTCGACTGGTACTCGAAGACGATGAGATGCGCGAGGACGGACGCCGTTGCTGCAAGACCAACCTGCTTGCACTCTCCTACGTGCTTGGCTACTGCCTCATCACCGAAGACGTACACGCCGAGGCGATTCACTTCTTCCCCACCATCGACCCGGACAAGACCGTTGACCAGCTACGCGACGGCATCAAGCGACGGCGCACACTCCTCTACCCGCGCAACACCTACAAATCGACGCTCGACATGGTCTACTGCGTGCAACTCATCCTGCATTACTTCATGACCATCGCCATCCTGCTGATGAGCGGAGGCAAAGACCTAGCCATCGCCTTTGTCGATCAGGTTGCCAGCTTCTTCGTCAAGCCGCCGCGCCGACCGCCGACACTCTTCCAGGCATTATTCCCCGAACTCTGCGTATCCAAGCAGGACACGCCGGGACAGTTCAACACCGCGATCCGGCAGACCGACCCGGAGATTGTCGAACCTACGATGTGGGCCAACTCCATCGACTCGAACACAACCGGATGGCACCCGGACGTTCTGATTTACGACGACATCAACACCAACCGCAACTCTCGCAAGTATGAGGGCCGGGTTGCCGTCACCAAGGCGTACAAACTCACGCGGAAGATTCTGAAGCCGACCGGCTTCGAGATGAAGATTGGAACGTCCTACGGTCTAGGCGACACCTTCAGCGATGAAGTGATGACGGCGCGACCGGGAACCTACGAGCGCGTATTCAAGCCAGCACTAAGGCTCAAAAGCGGCGAACGTCTGGACCCGAACGGCTTCCCCGCTGAAAACGAAATGGATCTCCTATTCCCGACGATTCTCAGCTACGACTTTCTCCGCGAAGAGTACGAAGCCGACTTTGAATTTTTCATGTCCCAATACATGCTCGACAGCTACGGAGCCAGCGAGATTGTCTTTACCGAGGCGCAGATGCTTGCGGCCATGATCGAGGAAGACAGGATGCCGATGGAGGGTACGCCCTTCTGCCACTGGAGGCTTCCGTGCAAGAGCCTGAATTGGCACAAGGCATCCGGCGCGGTTGGACTTTCGTACCGGAATCGCATGTATATCGCGGAGACTTGGCAGGGCCACTACAAACCGTCGATCATGGCGAAGCTGATTCACGACTCCGCCCGGAGCCACGGCCTACACACGGTCAACATCGAGGAGGCACCCGGAGCGCGTCTGATTCAACCAGCGATCAATAACTACGCTCTAACTACAGGGTGGGATATTCACATCACATGGACGGAGTTTCAGGGCGACGGCGCGGAGCGCGACACGCGCATTCGCAACCTAGAGCCGCTGTTGGCGACCTCTCGACTCTTTTTCTCGAACGGCCTCAAGGTGAAGCCGATCATCGAGGGCTTCGTGCAGTACGGCATCGTGGACGACGACAGCCTACCCGACGTTATCTCCCGCGTGGCCGACAATCTCCCCGTCTCCATCGCCGCGTCCGAACTTGACGACGAGGAGCTATCGTGGGAGATGATGCGCGAGAGAGACAAGTACAACATGCTTTTTGGCCGAGGCGTCTACGCGCCACCGGAGCCGGGACCGGAAGAGGTTGAGCCGTTGACCAGCTACGACGAGCACCCGTTCAATGAATTAGGGCTTGAAGTGATAATGCCGGGACTGGAGTAGCGGCGATCACAGAGCGAAAGCAAGGCGAACGGATTTTAAATGTGACAGCTAAGGCTTGATGTACGAGGGGATGTAGGGCTATTATCCCCGAATTGATTGTAGGAAACGCCCTTACCTGACCGAGAACGCATCGAACTCTCCCCGATGCCACGCAACATACGGAAGAGGCCGGAGCCACAGCCGACCCGAACCCGTTTCTCCCCAAACGGTTTTGAGGTAGAGTTATGGCCGCGTCCGCAGTCTTGAGGATGGAGAGCAATCCTAGTTCCCCGGTTTTGCCGAGGGACATCGAGACCTCCACCGACCCACGCATCCCGCCGAAGTACACCGACGCCGCCGTAATCAGCATCGTCGTGCAGGACTACGAGCGATGCCAAGCGTGGCAGCAGGATCGACGTTGGCCGCTGCAATGGACCGAGAGCCAGGTCTTATACCAATCCCCGCGCACGATGGCCGTGTTTGAAGGTTCGACCGTTACCAGATCGAACGTCTCACGATTCACGGTCGCGCAACAGACGAACTCTCTTGCCCCTGCGATCACAGGGGCAATTTTTTCGGACCCGACTCCCTTCCTCGTCCGGCCACGGCCCGTTGTCAGCCAGGACTCGACACGCGCATGGACGGACCTTGTTTCCGAACTACTCGATGAAATCCACTTCAAGCAAGAGTGTAGTTATGGGATTCAGGGGATGGTGAACTCCGGTACCGTCATCTTCAAAATCGGTTGGGAGACCGAGACCAGACTCGAAACCCACTACCACCGCAAGGTTGCTCCGCCGCAGGTTGCGATGCCCTTCGGAAAACCTATGACGGTTTTCACCGAGGAGAGCGACGAGTTTGAAGCCGTGGAGGAAGAGGTAACCCGCAACCGGCCCACCTTCGAGAAGATGGAACTCGGAGAGGTTTTCATTGATCCGAAGTGGAGGGCACCGAACCAACTTTGGAAATCGAAGTTCATCGTCCACCGAAGCTATCTCAACTACGAAGACCTCACCAGACTCCGCGAAAATCCCGACTACGACATCCCGAGCGACGAAATTCTCCGGCACATCTTCATGTCCGACGAGGAGCAGACCAAGCCGATTGAGGGAGCGGAGGAATCACTCCACGCCAACACCAGCATCCACACCGCCGCGATGGAGGATACGGACTGGACAGAAGACCCGCTGCTGAAGCCGATGCAGTGTTTGGAATGGTGGGACAAGACGCAGGTTCGATGTGTGTTGCAACAAAAATGCGTGATACGCAACGCCGATCACAAGATGCCGGAAAAGCCCTTCCTTAGCTCGAACTATTGGGACATCGAAGACGCCGGGTATGGGATAGGCGTGGGGCGCATAGCCGGAGCCGACCAACGCGTAGAGCAGGGGATGATTAACGCCATCCTCGACATCCTAGCCTTCGCCGTTCAGCCCGAGTACGCCATCGCAAGGGGTGCGAATGTTCCGACTCAGGATCAACGGCGGAGGTTGGGTGGTATCCGCATGGTGGACGGCAACGACGCCACCAAAGCCATCGCGCTTGTGACGCAGCCGCAGGTACCCCCGGATGGATGGAGGGCGATCCAATCGGTTGTAGGTTCGAGCCAAGCCGCGACCGGCGCGGATCAGGCGACAGTTCAGGGAACTCTCCCCGGACGCGGTAGCAGCTTGGGTCATTCTGGCACGGGAGCCGGGATGATCCAAGCCGCATCGTCAGGCCGGTTGCAATCCCCGGTAGAGCGGTTTGTCGACGGCGTGTTTCTTCCCTTCCTTGACTTCCTCTTCCAGATGGTGAAGGAACGAATGCCGATCAAGGAAATTCGCGACCGGCTTGGAGAGCGCACCACGGACCTCATCGTTGACTTCGGAGACTTCATGAAAACCAACGTGAAGTTTGAGACGTTGGCCGGGACGAAGCTTGCAGCGCGGAACCGCATGGCCCAGGCACTTCCCTTCCTGTTGGAAGTGTTCGGCAATCAGGCACTCGTTCAACAGATGTCGCAGGTTGGCTACAAAGTCAACGTGATGGAACTCGTGAAGATGGTCCTCGACATGAGTGAGTGGAAGAACCGCGCCGACCTCGTTGTACCGATGACCGATCAGGAGAAGGCGACGATGATGCAGCAGAACCCCGCCGCCATCAAAGCGCAGACCACCGCACAGGAACTCCAGTTGAAGCACCAGAACGATATGGAGCTAGAGGACAAGAAGATTGCCGGTCGCATCGCGGCCAAGAGCGTAGACACGACGCACAAGACCCTCATCGAATCCCCGCTTGACCGAGCGGCCAGCTTTGCCGAGCGCACCGCCGACGAGCGCAACATGCAAGCCAGCCAGTTTTTCGCGCCGTCAAGCGTAGGAGGTTCGTGATGAAGGCCAAACTCCGCGTCATCAACCAAGGCACCCGCTACGACGTAATCGGAAACATGCGAAAGCTAGTTCGCAAGATGGAAGACGGAAAGATAGCTCCGCGTGACGTTGTAGTTATTACCCGCGAACCCCTCCAAGTGAACGCCAGTTGCGAAGTAATGCTCTACCACTATGGAACCGGCTCAACCGAGGACATCCACTGGATGATGACAACCGCAAAGAACCGCGTGGAGCCAGCATGACGACCATATCCGAACAGTTCATCGCGATCATGCCCAGGCATCAACGCCTACTCACCGACTTGTGGGAGCAACGCAAATTCGACCCTTTTGGCGGGATTGGATGGCGCGGCCTGATGGATGACGACGAGATGTTTACGCCGGAGCAGTTATTTGAACCCCTCATCGAGCGCGGCCTTATCGAAGACCTTCAGGAAGCCCACCAGAGCGAGAGCGGAAAATTCTTCGTTCACATAACTGCACTCGGAATCATGTGCATGAACTTCGGGCGGATGCTACGAGAGCCGCGCAAACCCTCAACCAACGAACTCAAGCAAATCACAGCGGAGGCTAAACAGGACCATGAACAACGACCCCAACAAACCAAAACCATCGAAGCCGGGAACGCAGCCCAACAAGCCGGGTGACGATGAAGAATCCAACCCCAACCCGACCAAGAAAGAACCGGAGCCAGCGCACGCATGATCGACACCAGCATCCGCACCGAGAGACGGTTTGGCGTGACATCGGAACTCACGATGATGCAACGCCGCAACCTTCTCAGCATTCGCGAGAGCGAGGCGTGGCCGGATGTACTCGACGTGATGGAAATGTGCTGTATCGAAATCGAGACGAGGCTCATCAACACCGACCCCGAACGCGAGGCCGAGGTTTTAGCAAATCACAAGATGGCAAAGGCAGCGTGGCAGATATTCACGCACCTTCAGCAAAAAATGCAGGACGAAATAACTCTCTACCTTGCTGCGGTTGCAAAGAAACCCCCGATACCCGAACTAACACCAGCGGAGCAGTTGATCGAGAACATACTCGACCCCACTCACCCCCTGCCTTCGGAGTACGAGGAATGAGGAGGCTACACCAGTGAACAGCGAATGGCTTAACGACGGCGAACCCGATGATAACGGCGACTACATCGCCGTCATCACGAACGCAGCAGGAGCGCGAATCTCGACTTTCAAGGGCAAAACCTACAAGGAAGTTGCAGACCAACTCCTGAAATCCCAGGCTAACGCCAACCGGGAAATCAGTCGTCTACGACGGCCAGATACAGCGAGGGTACCCCCGCCAATGAAAACCGAAACGAGGGAGCTAACCCCCGCCGACAAACTCCGGCTATCGACCGACATCACCGACCCGGACAAAGTAGTACAGACCGTGACCGAAATCGTAACGCACGCGCAGGGTGGAGTGACCCCGCGTGATGCGACCAAGCGACTCGCAGATATGACCGACAACGAGCGCGACCAGTATTACCGCGACGAAGCCGTTGCGTTCGTGCAAGCGACTCCCGATTACTACCCCGTCCAACAGAACCGCGACAAGCTCTTTGACGCGCTGAAGGGCAGCAACCTAGACCTCACGCGCAATAACCTTGCGCTGGTTTTCCAAACTCTCTTCGACCAAGGCGAGATGATTGCATGGCCGACAGAGCCTACCGATGGCGCACCAAAACCCAACGGAAAGCTGAGCGAAGAAGAACCTTCGCCGGAGCCTAATCCTCCCTCTCCCACGAACCGCAGGCCACGGAGCATATCGACAGGGATTCGGAGCACGGACGCCTCAGCCACCGCACCCCCGCCGCCTATGCCCAGGAAACTGACACGCGCTGACATCGAGCGAATGCCGAGGGCGGAATATATGGAACGACTCAAGAACCCGGCCTTTAGGAGACAAGTCGATGAACTCTAGCGCGTGACCTTCCCACGAGGGGGATAGTCACATGCGAACGACATCACCAGCCGCAATTCGCGGCAGACAGTTTTTCACGAAGTACATGGTTCCGGCCATCGAGTTTCTGTGTGGAGTCGGAAGCCAGATGTACTTCTGGACAGGCGACGTGGGAAAGGTTCATTCCCGCGCAGTGTTGGCCGTAGGCGTTAGCCCCGCGTCCAACTTGACCACCAACCTACCTCAGTCGGTCGTAACGTCCTTCGACAAGGTTTTCATTGAGAACCTGAAGGCTGAAACTCCGTGGGTCCGATGCACCGCACGCCGCACGCTGGACGAGAACTCCGGGAATAAGCTTGTTCTCTTCATGTACCAGAACCTTCCGGCTCCGCCAGTCACCCAGGCACCGGAAGGCACGATCCAAACCGGCCTAACGGTTTCGGTCGTACAGAACACGTCTACCATCGGCAACTATGCCGACTACGCCAACATCTCCACCTACGCGCTCCAGACCGCGATTGACCCCGCGCTCGAAGCCCTTGGTGTGCAGATGGCCTACCGGATGGCGCAGGTCATCAACCTCATTATCCAGAACACCGCCGACGGAGCCGCCGTTGTAGACCCGTTGGTTGTTCACATCCCGATTGACCCCACCGGCCTTATCGCCCAGGACATCACTTCGATGGTGCAGTCGTTGACTTCGGTCAATGCCCTGCCCTTCGAGAACGGACGGTTTACCGGCGTCATTCATCCGCTAATCGTTGGCGACATCCTCATCTCGACACAGCCGAACGGCATCACCGACGTTTTGAAGAGAACGGCGGAGGGGCAGGAGAAGTTGCGCGAACTCCCGGCACCGGACGGCGACGAAGTGACTGTCATCGATTGGGGCGGAGCCAGTTTCCATCAGTCAACCCTCGTCAAGCACACCGGCACCGCGCCGGTACTGCTACGGACCTACGTTGTCGGTCGCGATGGAGTTATTGGCATCTCGTTCGGGGCGAAGGAAAACACGCAAATTGGTGATGGCGATTGGAGGAACTTGAACGTGTGGGTGAGGCGGTTAACAGAGCCTTCGGGCTATGATCCCAGCCGGATGATTGGCGGGTTCGCGAGCTACAACACGATGTACACCGCGACCCTTCCACCCGACCCCGTTCAGCGCATCCGCTACACCGATGCAAGTTCGGCCATCACCTAAAGCTGGAGACGGTTCGCGTCCTCAGAGCGCACGAACCGGGGAGAGAAAGGTTTGCCTCCTGACTCTCCCCACTCCAATAACTACACGCCCGAAGGGAGAAGCCAATGCCACAACTCGACAAAGCAAAGATCACCGGAGACCTTGAGCAGTTGCAGCTTGAGGAGATGCAGGAGCGCGTGTCGCAGATGCGTTCTCGGAAGGAAAGCCACCGCCGCCGCATCGCTTCGCGGGAGCGGGACATTACTTCCGCGCAGGAGCGACAGAGGTTGAAAGAGGCATCGTGCTGGCACAAGAAGGGCGGCAAGGGAGTAGAGAACCTATTCCACGGCACCGACCACTACTATGCCGTCGTCAAGCACCAACTCAGCCACGGTCCCATCATCGTCATCTGTCAGCGATGCCATCACGTTGCCGAGCCACCCGACCAACGCCTCAACGCGAAGAGTGCCACGGCAGCGGAGAAAGCCGAATACAAACGGCTCTATGACGAGTACCGATGGTGGTTAGACCTTCCGACCGACAACACCATGAGCGGAACCCAACTCTTCATCGTGAACGAACAAGCCGCGTAATGAAACCGAAGCCCAAGCCGAAGAAGGCCGCAGTCAAGCGGCCTCTCCACGCGCCGAAGAAGCGGATGCGCGAAGCCACTCACCGAAAGCCTACCAAGAAAGTGAGACCCACCATGACCAACGCAGAGACGACACAGCCGCGTGGAGCCGGTAGCGGCGAAAACGCCGTTGCCACCCGAACCCGGCAGTACAACGAACCCGCCAGCCGCGACGGAGGAGGCAAGACCTACCCGAAGGGCGACATCGCCAAGGGCCGACTTGACCCCGACAGACCCGACCGGCTGATAGCCCACCGCGACCGCCGCGCTTTTCTCCAGGACCAAGCGGAGAAGAACGAAGCGGCCAACGATGAACTCAACGCGATCCAGGTGGAGCAGAACGAAAGGGCGATGGAGGCATTCAAGGAACTCGACCCCGTTCTCGACCCGGACAAACAGCGCGACGAGTCGATGGAGAACGCCGTCCTCGCACTTCGAGAGCATGACCCCGACGTGAGAAAGCAGCAGGTAGACGCAAAGCAGAAAGCCGCCGACAAACGCATGGAACGGGTTGAGGGGCGGCAGGAGAAGCGGACCAACGAGGGCAGAGACAAAGTAGGAGCGTAGGCCGATTATGCGGGAATGTGGTGCCGTGCTGTGCCCACATTCCCCTCGATATAGCCATAGCCGGGGTGTCTCATGAACTCAAATATACGGGTACAGGATGTAGTCGATGAAGTAGCGGTTATTGGAGATTTAACCCCCGTTTTGAAGAGCACCGGAGGCTATGCTGATCAACCCGCAATCAACATCTCGAACAACGTGATGGCGGAGCTTGTCAGCGTCCGGTTTCCTTGGAAGTGGAACCGCATTAAGGTTCTGCCCTTCGTCCTCAACCCGCTGCAACAGGACTATGCCTCACTCGACATCAAGTACATCGGTTGGGTTGAGAACGGAGTCCGCATCGACATCAACAACACTCAGGTACCGCCTCCGTCATGGCCGGTCACAGCCGTTCGCGACATCGCGGTAGACAACACCATCGGCGGATTCCCCGGCGAATACTGTTGGTTCCCCAA